TCTAGGCGAAATCCAAAGAGTTCCATTATGTAGATACCTCATGACCTTTCAATTAGGTGGTTACGCCTTCGATTTCGAAGTATTGATATGCAATCGTTACATCAAAAGTGGAAGGTTCTGTTTGTGCTGCCATGTCCATGGTTGTTTCTGCAATCGTGGTTGGCCAGCATCCCACCAACTTGTAACGGGCGATGGGGTTGCCTTCACGGGTTAGCGGCGTAATTGTCCAATCGGTCATGAACTGATTCATGGCGTTCGGGCCGATATTTGTACGGTTGGTGTTCATCAGGTTCATCCAAGCCTCAAAAGACTTGCGAAGACCATATGTACCATCGTTGTAGCAAGAGATCGACCAATCATTGAACGCACGGTCACCTGGATACTTAAATGGGCGACCCATGTAGAATGCATTATTTACATTGAGTGTTGACTGTGGAATCTTCGATGCCTTGCAAAGAAAGGAAACCTGTGCAGACGGATTTCCACCACCAGCGGCTGCTGCGACAGCGTTGATGGCTCCACCAACGGCTCCACCGAACAATGCACCGGCGACTGCGGCACCAAAGTTGATTGCATTGGTGCTGCCACCGGGGAAATTTCCTTGGACAAGGAACAGGTTGTTTCTTGCAAGACCATTTTGAAGATTGGCACGGAATGCGTCGATGCTGAACTGTGACATTTAGGACTCCTTATGAGTATTTAGTAGGCTTTCCTGCATCACCAATCAGGCACCGACCTCGCTGAAGTTCACGCCTGTACGAGTGGCGATGAAGTTCAACTGGATGAAGTTGATGCTGCGAGTCGGCTTGATGTAGATGTCTGCAACAAACCGATTGCTATCGATTACTTCCGGTGTGTTGTTCTTCTCATCGCAGACCACCTTGAAGTCGGTGATACCACGACGAGCCTGAACATCACGCAGGAATGGCTCCACCAAGGAGCGGAACTGTGCCCGAGTGAATGCATCATTGAACTCAAAGAGGCTGTACTTGGAGGCAGTAGCAATTGCTTTCTCAAGCACGATGAACAGACGGCGCACATTGATGCGGTCGAATGCCGATGGCTTGGCTTGGGCAGTCTTGTCTCCGTAGAGTACGGTGCCTTCACCCGAGAAGGTGACAACAGGATTGATGTTGTTCTTGTACAGCGTGTCTCTTGCTGCCTGACGGGGCTGATATGCCAACTTGATGACTCCACGGATTTGACCACGGTTGAAGCCTGCGGGGCTGAACCAAGGATCGAAGTTTACATCCGAACGAGCGCACAGACCGGCAATATCGCCATTCATGGGAACCCAACGATTCTTGTCGTTGTAAATATCGTATTGATATTTGTACCCGCTGTCGATCACGACATACGAGGAAGAACCGATTGCATTGCGGTAAGACAATGCACGATCCAACTTAGTCTGATCGCTCTCGTTTGGATCCTTATTTGGAACCGACAGGAACACAACGCAATCCTTGCGACGGTCTGCGATGTCCTTCAAGGAAGGCCCAACCAACTCGTCGGCAAAGTCTGCAACAACTGATGTTTCTGGCCCACCAATGAGAAGGTTGACATCTACGGTTTCTGCGTCATCAAACACATAATAACCGTTTGCAGTCAGGCTAGAACCGCCTCCGATTGCAATTGCACGATAGTCTTTTGTGCTTATTGCAGAACCACCGTCAGAACCAGCCTTGAGAATCCATGTTCCAACGCCGAAGGAAACATTGGTAGCGGTAATCGAGGACGATGATGCAAGGCTGCTCGGAGTGTACCATCGCAAACCATTGCCCACACCCCATGCTCCCGTTCCTCCCGTGAAGAAGTCCGTGAAGTCTGTATTTGTGGACTTTTCGACCGCAGCAATGTACTTCGATGTGCGGTTAATACGGTCAACAAAATAATTGCTAGATCCATCAAAGCCAACCACGCCAGGAAGGAAAGAAAGACCCTGGAATCTTTCCAAGACTGTTCCACGGGTTCCCGAGAACAAGCCATCACGGTCAACTACGACCAAGTGGAATTCGTCTGCGGTTCCGCCAAGATCCTGAACATATTGAGTGGTTGTTGGCTTGCCGTCAAAAAGATCGCCATATTCCCAAGAATCAAAACCAAAGCCATTTGCGGTATATCCCGTGACACCCTCTGATGGGGTCAAAGAACCACAAACGCTGACAACAAGGCTGTTTCCAATCTTTCCAGGATAACGAGCAACAAATGTGCCGATTTCGTCAACATCAAGATTTTCAAAGTTATCTGCGTTTACATAGGCTTCGCTTGTTCCGCCACCAGTATATCCAATGGCATTTGCATTAACCATGCCATCAATCTTTGCACGGACAACTTGAAGGTTGTTTCCATATCCAAGGAAGTTGGCGGCACAGAACCACCACTCGGCATTCGTATCGTCTGGTACGCCATAGAGTTGAACAAGGTTGTTCTCGCTGTCAACTAGGACACGCTGATTGACAGGGCCCCAATTGAAAACACCTACGAAGCCTGCATTGGTTGTTGCAACAGCAGGGACAATCGTTGTCAGGTCCTTCTCTGTTACATTCACGCCGGGGGAAAGTTGGAATGCCATCTCATTCTCCTTGGATTAATTTGATAGACGGGGGTATTTATTTGTTTCTCCATTTTCACCTGTTATCTCAAGATTTCATCCGCATCATCTAACCAAGATGTATCCCGCCTTGATTGTTTAGGTTTTTCTGTTGGTTCCTGTGACAACAATCTTGCTGCTTCGGTCATTTCGTCCTCGCCATAATCAAAAAAACCAAATGGAGTCAAGGTTTCCTCGATTTTCTTAAGTTTTTCCTCAAACAATCTTTTCCTGATGTCAAGGTTTACCAAATCTTTGAAATATTCCTGAGTAGTCAACCAGCCGAACATGACAAGGCAAGCAACCAAATCGTCGTTGTAGCCCTCGCTCGCCTCGTATGAGCCTTTTTTGGAAATATATGTGCTGATTTCAGAAACAATATCGAAATCATTTACAATCAATTTGTCTCCCTCAATCATTTCTTTTATGACGGAGCAACCTGTTTTTTTCACTTGGCTACTCATTTTGAGTCCGCTGTACAGCCTGCTTCCACCAAATCCCTCCCCGACTCGTTGACCTTTTTTGCCCTTGATCGAAATGGTGATTATGTTTTCATACTCCAATTCTTCACGGAGGATATCTGATACATGCTGCCCTGTGTCATTAATTTCGACAAGAATGTATGCATCGTTGTATTTTTGTCCAACACTCTTTATGATATTCGGAAAAATTGGAATTGGTATTTCGTTGTTTCTGTACTTTGCCACGATTTTGTATGGCATTGATGTAACATCAATCACCACAAAGGCATTGTAGTCTTGCCCGATTGCACGGCTTGAATCCACACACATTGCATAGATGTGACCCACAATTGGATTTTCGTAGATTGACAAACCATCCTCTGTTTCTGCAATTGGTGTCTGAAATGCCAATGCAGCGATCTTAGATGCCTTGATGAGCGTTTCCTGCGATCCCAAGAATTCACATTCGTATTCAGAAAGCCATTGCCTCTCCGATGTGTTTCGGATCGTCGTTTCCTTGAACTTGTCATCCCGACCAGGAACTTGCCACCAATGGGCTTCGACGGGCACAAACTCGGACTTCCCGTTCTTGGCGTTTTGCCACATCTTGTAGAACAGGTTGAGTCCGTTAGGGGTGGAAACGATGACAGTCTTAGATGTCTTGCCCGAAGTGATTGTCGGATATACCGATGTGAAGAACTCTTCTGCGATCTGCTCGGGAACGAATGCAAACTCGTCAAGCATCAGGAAGTTGTAGGAAGAACCACGGACAGCACTTGATGATGTGGAAGAACAGATGACTTTTGAACCATTCTCCAATGTAATGCTCGTCTTATTCCATTCAACTATTCCCTGCTGCAACCACTTGGGCAGATTCTCGTATGCAACCTTGAAACGATCCATGATGTCTGTTGCAGTCTTTAATTTGTTGGCAAGAATCGCTGCCTTGTAACTCGGATTGAACAGTACTAGGTGGAGAATGCATGCAATAAGGGTTGCAGTCTTGCCGCTCTGACGGGGAATCTTGCAGATTGTGAATCGATTGTCAAAGACTGATCTGGCAATGTCTTTCTGAAAGTCATATAGGACGAATGGCTTGATGCCTTCGTCAATCGTAACCACCTTGATATATGTCTCAA